CGCCGACTTAACCGCTGGTACATTGCCACTATTGGCGGCCTAAGCGCTTGCAGCCATGACCGCCTAGAAGCCAAAAACCTTGTCCTGGCCATGTTTAAGGCCAGCCGACCAAAAATAAGCCAATGACACCGGTTATCAGTTATTTTATTGGCTATATAATTGGCGTTTTATTGGTTTGGTATTTTTTATTTTTCAGAAAAAAATAAAGCCAAGCATGACCACCACTCTCACCCTCACCGAAGCCGCCCACTACCTGCGCCTTAAATGCCCAGACACCTTGCGGCGCATGGCAAGGCGCGGCGACGTACCTGCCCGCATCGTCGGTAAGGAGTGGCGGTTTTGCACCACCGCGCTTGACCAATGGCTGGCGGGGGATTATGTTACTGTCCGGCAGGAAGGGCAGGTTGACAACTCGGAGAAACGACCATGTCAATCTTTAAACGCGGGAATACCTGGTGGGCATATATCACCATACCAGGTCGAAAACCGCTACAACGCTCTCTTAAGACCCAAGACCGCACCCAAGCCCAAGAGCTGCACGACAAAATCAAGCACGAACTCTGGCGGGTACGACACCTTGGCGAAAAGCCCCGAAGAAGCTGGCAAGAAGCCGTCGTCCGCTTCTTGGACGAAAAACAGCACAAACGCTCATTGAAGTCAGATTTGGCGCACATCCGGTTTTTGGACGCGCATTTGGGTGGGTTGATGCTGGATGAAATCACCATCGACGTGATCGTGGCGATAAGGGAAGCCAAGCTCAGCACCGCCAAGCCCTCATCCATCAATAGGATGCTGGCGTTTTTACGGTCAGTGCTGAAACTGGCGAAGGACGAATGGGAATGGCTGGACACCATCCCAAGGGTCAAGCTCTACCCTGAACCCAAACACCGGATCAGGTGGCTATCGGAGGCGGAAATAGGGCGGTTGCTAAACGAATTACCGCAACACCTTCGGGATATGGCTGAATTCAGCTTGGCAACGGGCTTACGGGAAGGGAACGTGATTGGCTTGGAGTGGCAACAAGTGGACATGCCGCGCAAATGCGCGTGGATTCATGCCGATCAATTTAAAACTAACCGGGCGATAGCCGTACCGTTGAGCAAACGCGCATGTGACATCGTGCTTGCCCAACTGGGCAAAAACGACCGCTACGTGTTCACGTTTGAAGGGCATCGGGTGGGGCAAGCCAGCACCAAGGCATGGCGCAATGCGTTAAAACGGGCGGGGATTGAGGATTTTCGCTGGCATGACTTGCGCCACACCTGGGCAAGCTGGCACGTCCAGAACGGTACACCGTTGAACGTCCTGCAAGAATTGGGCGGGTGGGAAAGTGCGGAAATGGTAAAGCGATATGCCCACCTCAGCGGTGAGCATTTGCGGGAATATGTAGAGAACTCAGCTTAAGCATTAAACCGTTCGTGCTGAGCTTGTCGAATGGCAATGGCAAACAGGAAATAATGTAAAGCAAAAGTCCTACATATTATTAAAACTAAAAACTAAAAAAACCGTAAGTGTTTGAAATATTGGCTCCCCCGGACGGGCTCGAACCGCCGACCTAGTGATTAACAGTCAAACAAATAACTTACAAATATAATAAAATCAACAACTTGCCTTTCCTGTCAACATTTTGGTAAGTGTTTGATTTAACTTCACTATAGGGGTAAGCGACCTACAGTATGTTATACATCCGGCGGTGGCGACATTTGTGCCAACAATGCGTTTAGTAACTCCATGTTAGGCGGCGGTGGCCAACTGTCCGTTACTTCTATCCAATTATTTGCGGCGGCATCGATTATTAAATCTGCTTGATTTGGGTCTTCGTTGTCATATCCAAAAACAACGCCAGCTTTGTTTTTAAAATAAACCATCATCTGTATTCACTCCACCCACCTAATGATGGAGTGCCGTTAGTCACGCCCACCGAATAGGTTGCCCCGGCGGGTACCTGAAAGTAAATCCCAATGCCAATTCCTGGTGCAAAGCCCGAAGAACCAAAAACCATCTGGACACCATTGATAGCCGCCACTGAGGTATAACTTGACACATTCGAATTTAAATAAACATTCACCGATATTTCTGAACCCGTTGAATTTGTATAAGTTGTATTTAAGGCGCGGGAGCCTGTCAACACTTGCCAGGTCTTGCCAAAGCCATTTTTTATCGCCGTCAGCATTTGGTTAAGCGTGTTATCAGGGGTCAACCCGCCGCCGACAATCACGTTCCGCACTTCTTCGGTCAGCGCATACCACTGCCATTCGCCGGGCGTGGTCGGCGGGTCGCTTACCCCGCCGTTGCCAGGATAGCCTACGCTGGGCGATGCCGGTGGCGTGGGTGGCGATGCTTTCGCGTTCGCTTGCCATTTTCTGTTGTCCATAATGTCCTCTATAATGGCCCTTCGACAAGCTCAGGCCGACTGGTATTTAATTATCCCGTTCGTGCTGAGCTTGTCGAAGCATGAACGAAAAACTAAGAAAAAATAATCTGCGTGTGCGCTGGCTTAAAACGGTTGAACAAGCAAGTTAACAAGTTGCCACCCCATACCGCCAACGGTTCATTGACCCCGCTCATCACGGTCGCGAATTGCGGGGCGGGCGTATTGGCACCGTTTACCTGCCAGATAAACGCGAAATCCATGCCGTAAATCGGCTCGTCAACGCCGCTTAGCACCGTATTTGGCCTAAATTCTGTGATCGTCACCGTATAGCCGACCGCCGCCGCCAGCCCAATCAGGTATTCTTTAGACTGACCGCCCACTGACACCATCTGCGACACCAAAGCGCTGCGGCGTTGCTGTAGAGTCTGGTCAGTCCCGGCCATGCAATCGGTCGGCAGGCCAAACACCCGCTCATAATCGAGCAACAATTCCAGTGTCGTTCGAGGGTCTGCTTCTTGGATCAATGCTTCTGCGCGGTTATACACACGCGAGAATTCATCTGCCCAGGCTGCCAGCATTTGGGATGCGACAACGGATTGCTCCATGTCCCACGCGGGGCCTGGTGGCAACAGTTTAGTTAGTTGGTTGTAAAAGTCGTCGGCGGTTAGCACGTTGTAATCCGTTTAAACAAAACTCACCGTCCCCATGGTGCTAATAACCCCCGCCGCATTGGTCACGTTTGTGCTTGGCACGGTTAAGGTATGGTCAACCTCGCCCGTTGCCACGCTGATTGCCTCGTCGATGTGGCTTTTTAAGATTGTCCCACCGGGGACGGCTTCCCGTGCCAGCAGGTCTTTCAGTTGCGCCGTCACCGCGGCTTGCACCGTAACAGTCAGCGGCAGCAGCCCGGAAATAGTAAAATTCAATGCTGCCGCCACCGGCGCTTGCACCGTCACCGCCGCCGTCACCGGCCTGAGCGGCTCAATATGCGCCGCCACCGCGGCTACATCACCGGGTAACGGGATGCCGTCCACATACAGGCCGTCCATCATAAACCGCACGGTCACCGTGCCAGCGCCCAACTCTTGCGGGCTTATAAATGCCCGTGTCACACCAGGCACTTCCAGTGCCCAGCGTTCGTAGTCCGTCTTGCTTCCCCCTTGCGGCGGGTTTTTAATCCGTGCTAACAGGCGGCTACGCAGGGCATCATCATTTTCAATGTCTGCCCCGCCAGTCATTGCCCCAGCGATGGCATTGCCATTGACACCAGCCACTGGTGATTGCAAGGTAAACGTTTGCCCCGATAAGCGGTTTGCAGCAGCCCCGGCGGTTATTGCTTGGACATTGGCGACCACCGTACCACCCACCAACTCGGCATATGCCGTGGTCTCATACGTCTGCCCGTCATAGGCCACAAGGATCGCCCCGGTCGGCACGATTGCGCCGGTGTTACCGGTAAAAGCCACCGTGCCAACTGACTTGCTGGTCGATTTGCGGTTGACTCCCCAAATGCTTGCCCAGCGTTCAAGGTTTTCGCCGTCTGCCGTATCATAAATAAGCTGGTGGCTTAGCCAGTCTATATAACCATACAGGCCGTGTGCTGCACCTGCCAAAACCCGAGCATATACCTCAGCGTCAGATCGCCGCAAAACCTCTGGGTCAGGCAACCGCGAAACGGTGTCGTCGCGGGTGCGGTTAATAAGCTCAAGTAAAGGTTGGCGGTTAAATGGCATTAGGAACAAGAACCTATAATTGAGAGCCAAAAGTTCGCCGCTGAACCTGACCTATTTTCAATATGCAACCCACCATTTACGGCGCTAATAGTAACCGTCCCCACAGCTCCGGTTGTCCCGGTTAACGCCCCTGTTTGAAAAATGACGTTCGTAATAGCTGGTGACATTAATACACACGATGGCGAGGCGTTTGGCCGAAACCTAAACATGCTGTTGGGCTGTCCTGAAGAGATAGATGACGAGGCTAAAAATCCAATTAAGTTATAGCTTGATGAAAATGGTATGGAAATAAAAGAATCATTGGCCAAACTAATAAGTTTGTTACGGCTTGGAGTAG